ACATAAACCCTGTAGCAACTGAGTAAGCTTGGAACAGTTCGTCTGGTATCTCTAACGGTTTTGCAGCTCTCTTAGTCTTGGTATCCCACATAGTTATAGTAGTACCACTTTTCTCAACAGCTAAAGGATCAATCCTAACATTGTAGTTAGCCCCAACGATTTCTTTGTTATCTTGAAGTAACCTGTAAACACCGTCTTGAGGGAACATCATATCTCCGTCTATAAACATGATATGAGTACCACCAGACTTAATAGCCTCTTGTACGAGACCATTTCTATTAACAGCCACATAGCCTCCCATTTGGAAGATTAGATTAGCTTTCATATCTTTACTACCTAAATAGTATAAGTTAGTAATCAAAGAGCTTACTGTCTCAGTTCTTATAGTTCCCCCTGTAGGCATAGCTATAACAATTTGAGTATTGTTCATTCCCCCTATTTTAACATATTTAAGTTATTTTAGCTAGTTGCGAAAGGAGTAGCTGTTGTTCCAGAAGTAAAGTTAGTTCCGAAAACTTGCCATAATGTAGCTGATAAACAAGTAAATTCAAACTGAGAGCCTACTAAGCCACCAGTTGTAGAGCCATTCATAGCTACTGAGATGTTAGAAGTTCCGATAACTGATTCAAACACTGAAGCTGTAGTAGTTGCAGAAGTTATAACGCCTTGCAGCAATTGAGCTGCTGTACCTGTAATTATCTTAAGAGTAGAAGAAGTAACCGAAGTAGTAACTACAAAAGTATAGTGTGTGCCGATTACTGGAACTGTTGGCAGAGTGGTTGTAAACCCAGCAGCAGCATTAAGTAAGAATGTCGTACCTGATTGTGCTTGTGTAACTGTCGTAGTCCCTGTAAGAGCAACTACACTAGAAAGACTACCTGTGTTAGTGCCTGTGTTAACTAAACCACCTACAGTTAGTGTACCTGCAAATGAGCTACCACCTGTAGAAGCGCTTACGAAAGGTAGGTTGGTGTAGATACCATTCTGTGTTCTAACACCTTCTAAATAGCTTTCTATGCGTCTGTGAGAGGGGTTTTGTGATGTTGCTGCCATCTAGATTCCTTTTAGTTATCTATTGTTAATACTACTGGTATACCTGCTGTGGTTGAGCCATTGGCTACCATTGCGTTACCGATTATTGGTCGTGAACCTGATGCTAGAGCTACTGCTCCTGCTGTTGCGCTAGGGATTAAGCTAGAGCTGGAAAGAATTGCTGAACCGTCAGTGATAGCTGCACCTATACCTGCTACTTGTACCCAACCGTAGTTAGTGACTGAAGAGGTATTTACAACTGGGCCAACCGTTAGACCTACAGGAATGTTGGTCGTAGTAGTGGTAGTGTTTACGCCTTGGAAAGGACTTAGAAGTAAGTTTGCTGTGTCTGTACCAGCTACTATAGCTGTGGTGTTTCGTAGTGGTTCTTCGGGAACTAAGTAAATTGTGGTGTATCCATTAGTAGCGGTTGAAGCTGAGTTACCTTTTATCTTGTATGAGTAAGTAGCAGTTGAAACTGAACCACCTACTAATACTTGAAGTTGACCTTCTGCGAACTGGTCTTGAGTATAACTTGTGCCACCACCAGTAACAACTATTTGTACTGAGTTTGTAGCTAAGTTACCTGTAACTTGGTTTGCTCCTGATACAGTAGTAGCGGTAATTGTTAACCCTTGTGAGTTGGTCTGAGCAGATGGTAGAGATGCTTGGACTACTTGCCCTGAAGCTATAGTAGTAGTTCCACCAAAGGAGACATAGCGGAATCTTCGTCCATCACCTGTTATACCTACAGTACCGTACGAAGTTTGTTTAGTACTTGTTAGTACGTTGAGGTCGTTGTTTGTTAAATATACTGGGCCGTCTTGCATTTATATATCTCCTAGTTTGATGTTATGCTAATTAATTTGCCGTCCCTACGTGGTTGTCTGTGAATCAGATTTCCCATTAAGAGTAACAGTCCAACTTCACCATACTGGTTGATAGGAGACATTAGCTCTCGGAATTGCCATGCGCTTGGGAATGGTACGTCTTTGTAGAATCCTTCTGTAACTTCAACGGTTGAACCGATTTGGTTAAGAGCGTTATCTACTAATCGTTTGAATACTAAGTAATTTTGATTAATCCAGAAGAAAGTTTGAGCTGTAGCCATGTCGTCAGCTACTAATGGTCGTCCACGATAGCTTATGGCGTTGAATCCACCGAAAGCTGAAAGTCTCTTGTCGCCTGCTGGAACTGCTACGCCTGGAGGTAGTCCACCATCTACACGGTCATAACCGCGAGATTGTAGAGTTTCGTAACGAGCTGATACCATAGGTTGTAGTAAACCTTCGATATAAGTCCAGATAGCTTTAGTGGTAAGACCTAGTGTTGGTGATTCAGAAGTAGAACCTGCTGCACTTACGTTGTCGAACTCTGAGCTTAAGTAGTCTAGAGTTATAATTCCGTTAGTCACAGTAGTAACGTCTGCGTTTACAAAGGAGTTAGTGCTTCGAGTAAGACCACCATAAGAAGAAGTGTTAGTACCGTTGTCTACTATAAGACCAAGACCATCAAAGTCTTTGCCGTTTCCTAGACCGTAGAAGATAGTTCCAACAGATTGTGCTGCTGAAATCTTAGCTTCGTCCATTCTTGTAGCTAGCAATCGTATAACTTGTTTTTCGTTATTGGCGTTTACTGCGCGTTCAATACCAGGAACAACAACTGATTGTTCGTAAGCTGCAACATACCACGTAAGTAATCGTGTGTTGTTGGTAGCTGCTGTTGGGAATGTGTCCATCCCAGAGAATGATCCACCAGTAGTAGAGTTGGCAGTCTCAATTGGCTGCGTTTCGTATATACCACGCCATGAGCCTGGTTTTGTAAGTACCATTGCGGTAAATACGTTAGAGTTGTTTATTTGGTCTACAACAGTAGGAAGAATCTCCTGATAGGTGATGTCTACTACTCTGTCGGTGAAAATCATTCCAGCCATTGTGCTTGTTATTCCCTTTCTTATGAAATAAAAAAACCCTCCGAGGGGGAGGGCGTAATTTGCCTATTTGCTTATATTATACAATAGACGTTGTAATAAATGCAACTATTTAGATTTGACTTCTTTTGATTTTTGTTTTAATTCAAAGTCTACCTCTAACTTATCTATCATTTTTAGAGCTTCTGTATAAGTAGCTGGGTGAATAAGTGAAGCCATCTCTTTGGAAAGTTTCTCACCTTCTTCTTCAGTCAAAAGACCTACTCTAGTTAATATTGCTAGTGCTGTGTTTGTATAGTTGTAAATAAGACAACATCCTTTCTATCTGTTTACCATTCATTTTCTACGCGTTCAACGATCTGATCGAGGCTTATCCCACGTTGAACTGTGGGTCTTTGTACTACTGGTTTATTATCTGTACCTGTATTACCTGAAATCCTGCCAGCTCTTTGCTGTCTCTCACCATCTTCTTGAGTTTGACGTTGGCTACGAGTATTAGCTTCTTGAGTTTTAGGCATCATATTAAAAGCCTCTTCAAAACCTATGTGTCTATAAGCACTACCTTTATTATAGCGATCCAAGTACTCGGCGTTCTTTTCATTCATATAATCTAAGACTGTTTGTACTTCTTTAGTAGAAGGATCATCGGCAAACTTAGGGTCGTCTGGTGCTAAGAGTTTAGGTAGCTTGTCTTCATTCTGAAGCCTAGTTAAGTCTTCGTTAATAGCAGCGTTTTCTCTTTGCTCAAATTCGTTAACTTGGCTCTGTGTTTGCTCTTGTCTGTAAGTGTTTTGAAGTTCTCTGGCTCGGTTTTCCTGAGCTGTTAGGGAGTTCATGAAAGCTAATTCGTCACGTTTTGTTGCAAATTCTACATCATCTGGTAACTGAGTCCATGATTTTACAGTAACATCTACTGGCTTTCCATCTTGCATAATGCGAGTGGAAATTTCAGGTAGATTGTCTACTATATATTTAGCTTCGGGATCTGCTGGTTGGAGAGGAGCTGGCTCTTCTGGTGTTTCTTCTTTAGCAATTTCGTTAGCTGTGAAACGCTCACCGTCAGTTGGAGCAGGCTCACTAGCATCAGGAATAGGAGGAGTAACATCCCCATCGCCCACAGGAGCATCGGGAGTAGGAGTTGCGTCAGGAGTTGGTAAGTTAGGCTCATCGCCATTAGGTGTACTTTCTATTGGGGTCAAATCATCACCCTTGTCGGCTAGTATGGAGTCGAGTTTTAGTTCTGTTGGGTTCAAATGACCTCCAGTCATATTCCCCCTTAGTGTTGTTGATATTATAACACCACTCTAGATAGAAGGCAAATTATCAGGTCTTCCAGAAGGTTGCATTGTAGGATTCTGAGGGGTTTGTAACTGCCCCATTGGTGCGCTAGGTGCTGGGGGTGGTGGCATCATTGGCTGCTGTGGAGGTTGCCCAGGTTGAGGAGGCATCCCTTGCGGTGGCTGACCAGGCATCTGCCCTGGCATTGGAGGTTGCATAGGTGGTTGTGGGGGTTGAGGAGGTTGAATAGGAACTTTAGGATTAAGCAACTCAGGGTTTTGGCTAGACATCATATCTAAACTAGTTCTAAGTTCTAAGGACTGAAGCTCTTTATCTATGTGATCTAAGAAGGCTTTCTGGTCTTTAACAGGAGCTTTCATAAACTGATCTGTAAGCATTTGCTTTCGGTGAGAGAGAATATGTTCTCTACTAGCGTCTTCGGTGATCTCAGGCTTCTTACCACCCATAATCTCGATAAACTCAACGTAAGCTTTAGTCTCAGCAACTTCATCTTCAACGTCACGTGCCAAAGCCTGTGGGTTAGTTTTCCACTTGAACCAAGCATCGTAACGCTTCTGAGCTGAATCCATGTGAAGATCTCGGTACAAGTTGTAAGGATCTATCATTTGCATTTTAGCTAATTGAAGAGCCACAGCTTCTTGGCGTGACTTGTCGAATGGCAATGTAGTACCACTCTTTACGCTAACTTGCATACCCTTTTGGATAAGATCCCTATGAAGAGTTATATAGTCAAAGTCTCCATCCCCGCCATTGTAGACAAAGAAGTGCTTATCTGTGTACCACACAAGCATCATTTGGACTAAGAAGTTGAAGTACTTGTACATAAAGGCATCTATAGCTCTTACGATAAGATCTTGTCGGCCTGTAGCTTGATTCTTCATCATTAGGGTTTCACCAAGAGTTTTATTAGCTTGCCCACCTGTATCATTGCCTGTCATTTGTGGGGGCGTACCCATTATATTGTGTATAGTCTGACGAGCGTCTAGTTTGTCGTCTATAACGTAGGAAGGGAGATCTCGTCCAGGGACGTTATATATAAGAGAATTGACTGGTTGTCCTGCTGTCTTAATAATAAGTTTCATATTAGGATCGCCAGTAAGGTTCTGAGCATCGTCTTTAGTAAGACCTGAGTCTGTGGAAATCACTAGAATCCCATTAGCCTTGTCTGCACTCTCCATAATCTGACGACCACGTTTATTTAAGATATTCTGAATGTTAGCAGCTTGTTCTACAGGGGTGGTGAAGTCGATCCAGTGAGAGCCATCGTTAACATAGTTCAAAGGAATGAATGGTTTCTTAGGCATGTCCAAAAAGTTGTAGTGATTATACAGCCAGTTGGGGTTTTTCATCTTATCTAAGACGATGTGATCCATCAGCCATATAACTGCTTCTTCAGCTTCGCCGTTATCGTAGTGAGTAAACC